TAGGCATCAACCGCGACAATGACGGTAAACTGTGCGGCGATGTGTCGCACCTTGCAAAAGCACTGGTAGAACAGAACGGCGGTATCTGTACTCCCGTCCCTGGCGGCGTGGGTAAGTGGACTGTCCGCGAACTGGTTCTCAGACTGGCAGAAATGGAGGGTAGGCATGGCACGAACATTATACCTGAATGATGGTTCGACTGAATACGTCTTTGCCGGGATGACGGAAGAAGATGTACTGAAAAAGATTATCTATGAGCGTCTGGGTAGGGACTGCGAAGAACTGTACGATGAAGTGATTGCAGAATACCGCTCCACTGACCCAGAAGATTATGAGCGCATTGCAGACGGGTATCACAATACCCTGGTGAATGTGCTGAACGAACTGGAAGCTGCACTGGCAAAACCCCGGTTGAACCGCAAAGAGGTTGAGCAAATTTGCAGTAATCTTAGAAGGGAGGTTTAACCGTGGCTGATGAATTGTTTCAGCTTTCCAATGGACGCTACATCACGTCTGAGGAAATCAGTAAGAAGATGTACTACATCAAGTCCGTTCACCCGGAACTGCCCTATCAGGAGAACTCCACGGGGTATAGCTGGGATGAAGCAGGCATGGCTGACCTGTTCAGTGAGTGTTATCAGAACGATACCCGCTACTGTGCAGAAGCTAAGTCCTGGTTCACCTATGACTCTGGCAGATGGCAGAAGGACGTGGGTTCCCTACTGGTAGCTGCCAAGATTAAAGAGTTCATCCGACTCATGGCGTTGTACTGTGGTGAAATCGCTGACGATGAAAAGCGTAAGCAGTACATGTCTTTCGTGGCGAAGATGGGTGACCGCCGCTTCCGTGACCGACTGATGAAGGACGCTGCGGACAGTATGCGTATTGAAGCAGAACAGTTTGATACTCACCCGTATCTGATTAACTGCAAGAACGGAACCTATGACCTTGAGAGCATGGAGTTCCGTGAGCATAGATGGCAAGACTTCCTGACCATGCAGACCAACTTTGAGTACAGTGTACAGGATGTGCGCTGCGAGCGTTGGGAGAAGTTCATTCAGGAAGTTACCCAGAACGATTATGAGAAAGCGGACTACCTGCAACGCGCTCTGGGTTATTCCATTCTGGGAACCAGCAAGGAGGAATGTATGTTCATCCTGCATGGTAAGACCACCAGAAACGGCAAGAGTACCATGCTTGATGCAATTCAGCACTTGCTGGGTGACTACTCTACCGTTGCCCCGGTTGAACTCATTTGCCGCAGTGACCGCGCGAAGAACGCAGAAGCAGCTAATCCTGTGCTGGCGAAGTTGAAGGGTAAGCGCATGGTCACCATGAGTGAGTCTGATACGGCGGGTAAGCTGGATGAAGCTACGATTAAGCAGTACACGGGCGGTGAGGACATTACCGCGCGAGAACTGTATCAGAGTGCTATCACCTACAAACCGCAGTTTACTATGTGGCTGTCCTGTAATGACCTGCCTGCTGTAAAGGATAAGAGTCTGTTTGCTTCTGACCGTGTGCGTGTCATTGAGTTCAACAGACACTTCACCGATGCAGAACAGGACAAAGGCTTGAAGGACTACTTTGAAAGCCCAGAAGCGATGAAGGGTATCTTTACCTGGCTGATTGCTGGCTACTTCAAGTATCGCCGCTTTGGTCTGCGGATGAATGATAACATGAAAGCCGTGGTCAAACAGTATGAGCGTGACAATGACCTTGTGCTGCAATTCCTTGAGGAAAAGTGTGAGCAGAAGGACGATGCTATCACGAAAGCAAAGACTCTCTTTGATACCTATAAGATTTGGTGCAAGAGCAACGGTTACTACGTGTGCAGCATGAAGAAATTCAATGCAGAAGTGACCGCACACCCTGAATGGTATGCAGAAAAGGCTATGAGCGGCGGCGTTACAGTATACCGTGGACTGTCCTTGAAGCCTGTTTAAGCATAAAACTGTAGAGCATGTAGAGTATTTTAGCATTTTGCTATAATTTACTCTTAGTACGCGCGTATATAGAAGAAGTTATAGCAAAACACGATTTTGCTCTACTTGCTCTACAAAACATCACAGAAGGAGGATTTTACAATGGAAAGCTATGTCGAAAGATGGGAACGGGAGCAGAAGGAGAAGAAAGCCGCTGCGGAAAAGAAAGCCCAGAGAAAAGCCCAGAAGATGAAGAACGCGCAGAAGGAGGTAGCCCAGGATGGCAAGGACACAAGGGGCGAAGGACACGAAGCCCAGGAAGCCGCGGGAAGATGATAATAAACCCTGGGAGAGTTCCCCGATAATTCAGGGACATAACCCTGACCTTCCAGAAGGGTACAATACTAAGCGTATCATGTTCATGCAGGCTATTCTACCTACAGAACCCCTTGACCATGATGATGTGGAGGAAATGGAAAGACGTTTCCAGAAGTATCTACAGAAGTGTGCAGAATGGGATATGAAGGTAGGCAATCAGGCGGCGTATGCTGCTATCGGTATCAATAAGGATTTGGTGTATGAATGGACTGTGCGTAGACAGACGAACCCCAAGCGCACCGAATTTATTAAAAAAGTGCAACAATTCTGCGCCATGTACCGTGAAGGACTCATGGAGGATGGCAAGGTCAACCCGGTTACGGGTATCTTCTGGCAGAAGAACTATGACGGCATGAAAGACCAGCAGGAAGTTGTTCTCACGCCTAACACTAACCCTCTGGGTGACCAGCAGGACGCAGAAGCACTCAAGCAGAAGTATCTGGAAAATACCTATGGGGTTACGGGAGAACTCCCAGAAGGGGCAGAAAGCCCTTTACAGCTTCCAGAAAGCACAGAAGGGGTTATTGTCGAACCTGCGGAAACTCCCAGAAAGCCCAGAAGGGCGCAGAAAGCCCCTATAACCGAATAACCCACCTCACCCCGGCGCGGCTCCTGTGGCTGTGCTGGGGTCTTTCCATGCCCTGCGGGGCTGTCCCGCTCCTGCTGCCCAGGGTGGCGGCGTGGGCTGTGCCTGCTGCGCTCCTGACCTGCTGACCGCCTGCGGGACGCTGTGCGCCCTCCTGGGCGTGTTTCTGCTGCGGGTGGGCAGTTACACCACGGGACGCGCTGCGACTGTCCTGGGCTGTCTGAGCGCGTCAGGGCATAATAAAACCCCGGCAGGCTGTGAACCTGTCCGGGGCTGTCCTGGGCTTAAAATAGCTTGATGCGGGGGCGTTGCTTTCTCCAATACTTTACCATGCTGTGCAGGCTGTCCGCGTCTATCATGGGGACATTGTACAGCTTCAAGCCGTCAGGGGTCATATAATAGCCCTGTCCGTATCTGGGTAGGAGTTCGCAACCCTTCAAGCCTAATATATTACGGCTGTCTTGTGCGGAGCGGGTGCGGAGTGCTACACGCGCGTCAAAGTTTACTTTTATGGGCGTGGGTATTACTGTAGCAAGTGGGCATTGTGTGGCGGCTATAACGTGGACATTTGCGGCGCGTCCTATCTGACATAACCGTTGTATGAGCGGCTGCACCTGTCTTTTATTCGTGGTCATCAAGTCCGCTAATTCATCTATAACCACGTAGACCGCGCCGCCGCTGTATTTCTTTACCCTGTCCCGCTGCATAGCCCTGTAGCGGCTTTCTGTTATGTCCATAGCCTTTTTTAGGGCTTCCACCATTTCCCCCGGTTCACTGGCATACATGAGCGTATGCGGCAGGGGCTTATAGTCCACCAATTCAACGCGTTTGGGGTCTATCAATATAAACTCCACGGCGGCGGGGCTATCATGTAGGGCGGTGTATATCAGCCCGTTAATAACCACGCTTTTACCGCTGCCCGTTGCGCCTGCTATGAGCAAATGCGGCTGTTTTAACATGTCCTTGTAAAGGGTGTAATATTCGCCCGTGGGCGTTGTCCATACTCTTTTCATGCTGTGGGCATCCTCCTATAAAATTAACCCCGGCAGGCTGTCAGGCTGTCCGGGGCTGTGTGTGTCAGTTCATAAAACTATAGTCATACTCTTTACACGTTCCCAGGGTGTGAACCGTGGGCGCGTCCCCTGTGAACCTGTCCACGGTACGAACCGGGATATAAAACGCGGTGTATTTGCCAGTTTCGGAGTTGATACAGTTATAATACTCAAACGAGTTAATATAGTTGGTGAAATCATTATTAACCCCAGTTTCATCAATTACCAGATGCGCCCGGTCTTTACGGTTAATAGTCATTTCATTGTGCCAGGGTGTAAACGGGCGCAGGTTACACGGGATAATAACAACGGATAGACCGTTAATATATGCCCGTCTTGCTTCCCGTTTCGTGATGCGCTCAAACGTGCGCCCGTTGTGCGTAAAGGTGTATTTATTCATGGTGTAAACCTCCTATATAATTTTGCTATCCTCTGCATTTTCACGGGCTGGGAACCGTCCACGGCTGCATTATAGCGGGGACGGTGCGCCCGTCCCGCTGGGCGTTTATTCTTCCGTATCATATACGGCTGCGAGTTCTTCTTCCAGTTCTTCCAGGGCTTCCGCTATTGCCTGCCCTAACAGGTAACATCTGATTGTTACGTCCATAGCTTCCGCGCCCTGTTTTAATACGTCCGTTCCATCCTGCCCAAATTCGGTCAGGGCTTCCGCGAGTAAATCCCAGTTGTGCGCGAGGGCTTCTTCCGCTTTCCAGGCGTTACAATAATAAGACCCGGACGCGTTACCCGTCACACTGTCAGCCGTCCACAATTCATCATTGAGGGCTTCTTCCAGTTCTTCCCGGCTGTCATAGTCTGCCAGGTTGATTTCATTCTTGATGTACTCCACCACGTCAGCGGTGACAGCTTCCAAATAGTTATACATTATTCATACCTCCTGCATGTTTATAAATTCTTGATTGGTGCGGGTCAGCCGTCCTACATTTTCCGGGGGCTGCGTCCCTGTCCTTTTCACATATTCATGATACCATGAACTCATGAAAATGTCAATAGTAATTTCATGAAATCATGAACTTTTTTTGAGCGTCCCCGGCTGCGTCCGCTCCTGGGCTGGCTGCGTGGCTGTCCCTGGGGAACCGTCCCCGGCTGGGCGCGTCCCTGGGGCGGTGGGGGAATTGGGGCGGGGTCAGCCGGGGCGGGTGAGTGTCGAAAATTCCGCAAAAATAAAAAAAGTTTGGTTGAACCCCCTCATGTGTAGACCATGTAGAGTAAATCTGCATTTTGTCTATACTTTTTCTTAGTAGGGGTTCTTCTAAGAGAAGTTACGCAAAAATCTTAAAATGCTCTACATGCTCTACAGGCAATTCTGAAAAATCCGCAAAATATAAAAAGGCTATTGACAAGTTCATGAAACAGTGTTATCATGAAACCATGAACAGGAGGTATGAACCATGATGAACGAAAAAGAAGTCCTGCTTGCAGTAATGAAAGCAGTCAATATGAACCAGACCACTTTGGGTGAAAAGGCAGGCTACAAGAGTAAGTCCGCTATCACTGAAATTCTGAACAGACGCGGGATGAAGGTTGACATCCTTCTGAAACTGCTGTCTGCTATGGACTGTGAATTGGTTGTAAAACACACTCCCTCTGGTCAGGAATGGACTGTAGGTGAGTGACATGATTGTTGACCTATTGCTTTTTCCTGTTATCTGCATGATTGAAGGGATATGCAAACTGTTCCGTTCCCTCTGGCGTGGAGGTTTGTTCTTTATGAAATGCGCTGCGCTGGTAGGATTTGTACCAATCTGGGATGCGGCGATGCTTACGCTGACCCTGGCACTCTGGATACTCTGCAAGATATTCAGACAAAGAACGCCTAAAGTGAAATGGGGTAGATACCTGATGTGTCACCCTACAT